ATCTGACGCAAGATTTTGGCGCGGCGGGGTCTGCGTTGACCGTCCGGCGTTGCGCGGCGGCGGTAGCTTACATCCGCGCCCAGAACAGCATGAGCATTCCCAACATGGTTCTGCACCCGTACACGTGGTATTCGGTTTACAACGAACTCTCGCAGAATGGCGTCACGACCCGCGCGGCCAATGCCTCGGACGTGGTGAATCAGGCCATGCGTGAGTTCTGGGTGAATGACTACCAGGGCGCACAGTGGTATACGTCCAGTAACCTCGGAACGGGAACCGCGATTGTCAACGGCGCTTTTGTGCGCGAGGCCATCATGCTGGATACCCGCAGCCCGATGCAGATGGAAGTGGAACGCGACCCCGATAGCCGTTCGTTCTACTATTTCTTCAACATGCGCTATGGCACTGGTACGCCCCGGTCTACTTTCGGGACGAAATTGACCGCGACCGCCAGCGTCCCTAGCAGTTTCTAGTCTCTGATCTTGTGGGGCGGGGCTGAACCCCGCCTCATTTCCACACTGGCCGGGAGCCGACGTGAAAATACTATGGCATTCCAACGCGAATTTCGTTGATTCGGGGTATGGCGTTCAGACCAACCTTGTTACCCGCTGGCTGGCCCAGCGCGGTCACGAAGTCATCATTTCCGCATTCCACGGCTTGCGCGGGGCGTCGTTCAAGATGAACGGGATTACCGTATTGCCGGGCAGCAATGAACAGTGGGGAAATGATATTCTGGTCGGTCATTACGATTTCTATCGCCCTGATGTGCTGTTTTGCTTGATGGATAGCTGGGTACTGCGAGATGAAATATTGGACGCGGTTCCGACGGCGGTCTGGACACCAATCGATCATCACCCGCTGCCTCCGGCGGTTGCGGCCAAACTAACGCATATTCGTTGGCCGATTGCGATGTCCAAGCACGGGGAAGCCCAGATGCGGCAGGTCATGGTTGACCCGTTCTATGTGCCCCATATGGTGGACACCAACGTGTTTCATCCGGTTGACCGGGATGAGGCGCGGGCGGCGTATGGTGTAACGGATAACCGTTTTACTGTGGTGACGGTGGCGGCCAATAAAGGGTATCCGACGCGAAAGAACCTTGACCGCCTTCTGAAAGCGTGGTCTCTGTTCCTGCACGATTGTCCCGATGGACTGCTATACATCCATACGACGCCGATAGCCGCGCATGGCGGCTTGGATTTGTTCAATGTGGCTGATTTCTACGGTCTGAAAGCCTATAGCGGGCGACTCAAACCGGGCGAAACACTGGACGGCTACAACGTCGCTTTCCCGGACATCTATCACCTGCTGCACGGTGATTTTGGTGACAGGGCGATGAACAACACCTACAACATGGCCGATGCCTTCCTGCTCCCCAGCGCGGGGGGCGGTTTTGAAATTCCGCTGATTGAAGCGCAAGCGGCTGGAACACCCGTTCTGACCACGGCATTTACCGCGATGAAAGAACTTTCTGAAGTGGGCTATGCCATTCCGGTAGACCCGATAGACGATATGATCTATACCCTACAGGAAAGCGAACAAGCATTACCGAAAGTTTCGGAAATCGTCAAGGCACTGCAATGGGCGTATGAGCATCGAGGAGATATGGCGCTGCGTTCTAAGGCGCGGGAATTCGCCATGCAATACGATGTAGACCGGGTGATGAGCGCCTACATGTATCCGGTGCTGGAAACCATCGCGCTAGGTACGGGTGATTACATGCGCTTTCAGGAATACCGGAGGGGCGCGGCTTGAACTTCGGAATTCGGCGCGATTATTCAGCGCGGGAACACCCCGTGTACTTTCAAGATACGCAACCGGACGGCAAGGTATGGCAACCCGACGTGCTGCCTATCGCGGCATATCTGGCGCGCCTGAATCGGGTAAAGACAATCGTTGACGTGGGCTGCGGGAGGGGGCAGAAACTCATCCCGTATGCTGATGAATTTGCCATTGCGGGAATTGACTACGGAGACAACATTCATCACTGTCTGAATAACTACCCGCGCGGATTGTGGGTGAATGCCGACCTTGAAATCGGAGCGCCAGACCTGCCCAACACGATAATCAAGTCATCGGCGGTGGTATGCAGTGATGTGGTTGAACATCTTCGCAACCCCCACTTGCTGGCGTTAGGACTGGCACAGTACGCGGTCTGCGCCTCATTCGTGGTGATTAGCACGCCCGACCGCGAAAGGGTGTATGGCTATGACCACCACGGGCCGCCCGGAAACCCGCACCATGTGAGGGAATGGCGACTAGACGAACTGGGAAAATGGTTCACCGAATATCCGTTTAACATTCAATGGGCAGGATGGACGCGCAACAATAACCGCGACCAAGAATTCAGTACCGCGCTTCTGATCTTGACCGCGCGGGGTAGGGCGCTAGAGTTGGGCGGATTGGAACGCGCGTTTATGCTGGAGCCGTGGAACCATGTTTGATGTGCAATCGCTTTCCGACATACACGGTTTTATGACACCGAATGAACTCATGCTACTGAATCGACTAGCATCCGAAGTGCAACCGACTGGCACAATCGTTGAAATCGGCAGTTTCCAGGGATTGTCTACGCTGGCGCTGGCGAAAGGCGCAGCTCCCAACAATGCGGCGGTGTGGGCGATAGACCCGCATCACGAATACGATGTGAACACAAGCACACACTACGGCATGAATAATCATGCGCGATTGCTAGAGAATATCACTAGGCACAACGCGGGGGCAACAGTGCGTGTTGTGGCCTTGCCGTCAGTGGATGTAGCGCGTATCTGGAAATACGAAATTGACCTACTATGGATTGATGGGTCTCACGAATACGAAGATGTGATAGCCGATTTCATGGCGTGGTCTCCCTACGTGGTCGGCAAAATAGCCATGCACGATACATCGGGGAATTGGCCGGGCGTATCGCGGGCGCTCTCTGAAATTCTGGCAGGTGAACTCTGTGAGGTTTGCGAGCGGGCAGACAGCATTACTATCCTGAAACAGAAGGGTTCAAATGGTTGATATTTCAGTATTGATCCCCTGCTATAACTGTTCTCTGATGTTGCCCCGCGCGGTTGCGTCAGTGCTGTCTCAGGGTGTCGATTATCAGATTGTGCTGATTGATGATTGCAGCACAGACGGAATAACGCGCCAGCTTATCGAAGAATACGCCGATGAACACGATTGCGTAACCCCGGTCTTTCGGAAGACCAATGGGCGCATCGCGGCCGCGCTAAATAGCGGCGCGGAAGTGGCAACGGGAAAGTATATCATCCGACTGGATAGCGACGATTGGTTTGAAGTCGGTGCGCTGGAACGGTTACGCGCGGCGCTAGATGCCAATCCGGTCGGGTTCGTCTATGGCGGGCGCAAGTATTACGGGCGACGGTCGGATGTGTACATGCCGAAACCGTACAGTAAACAGGCGTTCTATCTGCACAATGCCAGCGGCTATGCCTATATGTTTCGGCGCGGCTATCTGGATAACGGCTTGCGTTGGGAGGCGTTGGGCGAATTCGGCGGAGCGATCATCGATCTTGAGGACTGGCAATTTGTTCTTAAGCTGATTGCGGCGGGGGCTGATGGACTGGCGCTTACGGACACACTGGTGCTGCATTACACCTTCCGCTGGGGCGGCACATGGCAGGAACTCCAAAACAATAAAGGGGCGGCCTTAACCGTACTGAAGACACGTTACCCCGAAGTCATGGCGGTTGATCTATGAAGATAGCGATTCTGTCAGATACCAGACTACCGACCTCGCCACACTTTGCCGGGCACGGCTTGGGACAAATTGTCAGCGCGGTTGCGGAGGGGTTATCTGTCCGTGGGCACAATGTAACCTTGTTTGCGGGCAAGGGGTCAATTTTTGACGGCGGCGAATTGCACACGGCTTCCGATGAACGCGACTTTTTGCGCCATGACTTATCTGCCTACGATTGCGTCATGGATAATACGCATGGCAAAGTAACGCGCGGTGTTCGGGGTCTGCCTGTAATCCAGGTGTCCCATGACCGCGAAAGTCGGCCAAACGTGCAAGCAGTCTTTCCGTCAGAAGCCCATGCGTTATGGCATGGGTTCACACGAAACAATGCGCGTATCGTCTACAACGGGGTTGATTTCAAGCGACACACGGGCAAATTCAAGCGCGGCGAATACGTCGCGTACCTTTCCACCTTTTATCCCGCAAAGGGCGCAAATTGCGCGTTTCAGGCATCGCGGCTGGCTGGCGTGAAATTGGTTATGGCCGGCCCAACGCCCCCCGCGCCTCCACCGGGGGCGGATTACATTGGCCCGCTGGCTGGCGAGGACAAATGGCGGTTTCTTGCCGGGGCTCGGGCGTTGATCTTTCCGAGTGCGATTGAGGCTGGGCCAGTCACCGTATTAGAGGCGCAAGCGGTTGGAACGCCCGTAATCGTCTCTGCATTTGGCGGGTCAAAAGAAAACATGAGTGATGGATTGACGGGGTACACGGCTAAAGACACCGATGAATTCGCCGCGCGGTTGGCCGACATTGGCGCGATTCGATCTTTGGATTGCAATGAATGGATTGAATCCAACCGCAGCACGGGGCAAATGGTAAACGCCTACGAAGACCTTCTGACGCGGGTAGCCGGGGGTGAGCGATGGTAATGCGAGCGGGAATGTATGATCTTATCCAACGCCTGCGCCAGCTTGCACAGGCATCCTCCGATGAATACGAATTACACGGGGATACCTATTTTTCAGATGACCATCTTCAAGACGTGCTAGACCGCAACCGATCCGATATTTACGAGGAAATACTAGAGCCGATACCACAGTTTGTGGCAGGCGAAACCATTTACCGCGACTACCCATTTGCGGGCACAAACGCGGAAACGGCGGCCAGCGGAAGCGCGGTTTGGGTACTCAGGGACAGTGACGGTTCCGACGTGGGAACGGCGAATTACACGGTGGATTATATGAACCATCGTATCCGCTTTACTGCAAACACCGACGGTGGTTTGCGATTTCTGACCTACCGGAATTACAACCTAAATCGGGCGGCGGCGGAAGTCTGGCGCATGAAAGCGGCCAACGTTGCCGGGCGTTTTGATGTACGCAGTGACAACCACGATTTGAAACGCAGTCAACTGGTCAAACAATATCTCGACATGGCGAAATACTACGACAACCTTGTAATGCAAGGCGTATCCGATGATGGCGGCGCGGGCGGGCGTATGAAAACGCAACGGCGGGGTGACCTTTATGAAAAAAAAACAAGCCATACAGGAATTGGTTTCCGTAGCAGAGATGGTCGCACACCGCTTAATGGAATTATCTCAAACGGGGCGGCGCATTACGCGAGATGATATTCAGGTGTTCGACTTGTATCAGGCGGTTGAACGGGTCAAGCGCAGTTCGGAAAGCATTCCCCCTGTTGCACCCTCACGGCGGGGTAGGAGGACTCAGAAATGACGATGCTTACAGATAACGAACTGGCGCAAATTCGGGAGGATGTTTTAGGCCTCCTGCCAGATACCTGCCGGATTGAACGTGCTACCGTGACGAACTCCAACGGGTATGTCACCGAAACATGGGGCACAGCGGTGGCAAGTGCAGCTTGCCGTTTCGATATTGATTTTTCAACCCGTTCCGAGGTACTCATTTCGGAGCGAGAGGCAGGAATCTCTCCCTATCTGGTGACATTCCCTTATGATGCCGATATTCGGGACGGGGATCGATTGGTTTACGACGGGGGAACGTATCAGGTGCTTAAACTCTGGACGGCGCAAAGCAGTCACTTTGTAAGGCGGGCGCGGGCGTCGATTATTCAGGGTGGGTAAAACATGATTAAACCGCGCGTCAGTCTCAAGGTAACGCACAATCGTTTACCCGAAATTGTCCGTCAAAGCCCCAGAGAGGCCGACCAGATTATCCATGCTATCGCGCTAGACGGTCAACGCGACGTGCAAGAGAACTTTAGCGCACGGTCGCCCAGTTCTCCGGGGGAGCCGCCCGGTGTCGATACGGGTGCATTGAAAAATAGCATTAACGTAGCCAAAAGCAAAAAGCCGCTTTCATGGCTGATTCGCACCGGGGTGGACTATGCGGTACACCTGGAATTCGGAACATCCAAAATGGCGGCGCGACCCTACTTTGGCCCTATGCTGATGCGCCTTGAGCAACGCATACCTGAATTCTTTGAAGGTTTCATGGAGTAAACGCGCGTGATAAACGCGATCAACAAAGCGATTTATCAAAAGTTGGCCGGCGCTTCGGCGGTGACTAGCCAACTCAGCGGGGGCAGTGCGATTTACTATCACCAAGCACCGACGGGCGCGGTGCTTCCGTACATCGTTTATATCTTTGCGGGCGGCGGTTCTGACAACTCCGACCCGCTGGATAGCGGCGATGTGATGTACTATGTCAAGGCGATTGCGAGAACGGCGCAGACCGCCGGGGCGATAGCCGACGCCATTCGCAGCACCTTGCATGAGCAATCGGTGACGATAGATAGCCCGTGGTCGGTTTACCGTTGTCAGCATAACGAAGTACTGACACTGGTTGAAGATGTAGAGCGAGAACAGTTCTATCACGCGGGCGGGTCTTATCGCATCCGGTTCTCGTTATGACAGAAACACATCATTGGATAACAAACGGGGCGCAAGCCTCGTTTTGTTTACAGGAGTAGGCATATGCCAAAGATCAGCGGAAAGAACCTCTATGTGGCTTTCGGTTCAACCGTGCTTTCGTCTACGCAGCGGTCTTTCGATGTTACTGACGTTCTGCAACAGGCCGACAGCACGGCGGGTGCGGATGAGTACCGCAACTTCGTGAATACTGTGAAAAGCATTGAAGCCACGATGGAAATCGTCATGAGCGACGGGACGGCGGGATCGGCGCTACGTGCGGCAATCTACAACGGCGCTCAGGGAACACTGGTGTGGGGAGCCGAGGGCAACGCTACGGGAAGACCCCGCAAGGGTTTTTACGCGACGGTTGTCGATGCTTCTGAAAGCTACCCCTATGACGATGTGGTCGTGATGAAGACCAAGTTCACAATGGCGGGGACGGCGCTGGCGTATAACGGCGTTACCGACAAGTTCTAATGGGTAGGGGAGCAACCCTCCCCTTATCCATCTTATCTTACAAGGAGGCGTCCGATGGTTGAACGGGTCAAATTTGATTTTCGCAAAGTGACGGCGCGGCAGATGAGCGAGGTGTTTCGCGCTGCCAGGGAAAACGACATGACGGGGATGGCTGAAATCTTTGCGAAGATTGTTGTCGAATGTCCTCCCGAATGGGGAAACCCAAACGACCCTGGGACATACCTTGACCTGCCATATTACGGGGAAGATGGCTTCCTGGGGTTACTTCGGCACTTTACTAGCGAAAGCCAAAGTGCTGCAAAAAACTAGGCAAGGCCGTCTTTTTTCATCTCAAGTTCGACGAAAACCTCGGTGAATATGATTGGCGCTATACACGCCAGATGCTCGCCAAAATGAGGCCGGGTTGGACGATGGATTATATTGATGGCCTATCGCATCAGGAGCTAATCGACATTATGGCGGTTGAGGATGCAATCGCAAAGTCGAGGAAGAAAGACTAATGGCGAACATTTCCAACCTAACCGTGGTGGTCGGAGCCGACATCTCCGATTTCACCCGTCAAATGGATACCGTTCAATCGAGGATCAATTCGTTTGGCGGGAGTATCGGACAGTCGATTAGCGGACTAGGTTCACAGCTTACCAACGCGGGCACGGGAATGTCTACGTTGGGTACACAGCTTGAAAACTCCATTGCTCCGTTGCAAAACTTTATCCTGGAAGG